TATTATAATAAAGGCTAACTGCTGCATCTGGTGCGAATTGAGCAATAGTCTCTCCGCCACCTGTCATAAATCTTGTAATAGATGTTGCTGTAAAATTGTTATAAGTTCCATCATGTGCAATTAGAAAATCTCCACCAACGCCAAGAGAAATATTTTCGCTATCTCCTAAGGTTAACCCATCTGCAACCAACACTCCTGTTACTGTGCCGCCCGTATTTGATGTTTCAAATTTCTTGTTAGCACCATGATATAATTCTAAAATATCACCGTTAACCTGTGCTTTTGCATTTAACGCTGTGTAAGATGTATCAAGTGCGTTTAATAAAACTGCTGTGATTACATCTCCTGTTGTCCATGTGTGTCCTGCATATGCCATCTAATTCATCTCCCTTAACTTGCTGTAAAAGTTACATCCCAATCATAAGTTATTCCTAAACTTGTTGTCTTAACAATAGCCGTATGGATAACTCTGGAATATAAAGTTCCACTGTCTGCCGATCCTGTTGCCCCATTCCCAAATAATCCTGCTTCAACAATTGTGTTTCCATTTCCCTCTGTACTGCTAATATATGTCATCATATTTAAAGTTGCTGATGTTTTTGTTGTGGTTGTGAATACTTTTCTGTAGGTTTCTGTTCCAAGTGTTGTATCTCCTGCAATAGCTGCGGTATTATCTGTGCCGATTGCCAAGTACGTTAAACCTGTAACAACATCGCCATATAGAAAATCTCTCAACAAATCTTTCCCTGTTGTTACTGCAAGGTTATGTTCTTTTATAACTTGCAAAATCTTACCTGTTTTTATGTCCTTAACCGTAACTGTTACGTTTGTATTTATGTTTATCTTTTCATTAAAATTCATTTATGCCACCTCCGAAAATCCGACAATAGCTGTTCCAACTCTTGATTCAGGGGCTGCTGCTGTTGCTGTTACCGTATCACCAAGAATAATATTATCTGTCATTGCTTGTAATTTAATTAATACTTCATTACCAGAAATTACATAATCCTCACCAGGCTTCAAAATATCTTTAAAGAAAACTTCCCATCCACCGATTGTTGCTCCGTCTAATGCGGTAATGTGATAGATTAATTCTTCTCCATCAGGTTCAAGGACAACGGATTCGATTAAAAAATCATCATCAATCTCAAATAATGACCTTGTAATATGTTGTAATTGTCCGGGTTCTAGTCCTGCCGTATAAGTAGAATAAGTAATTTTATCTGCGACTTCTCCGTATTTTCTCAATATCCCATTAGCATAATCCCCTGTACTTTGGATAGTGTCAAGACTTCTTTCTGTGTCTAGCATTTCGTAAATACCGCTGTTTCCTTCTGCTGTTGCCCTTGCGGTAATTTCCCCTTCGTCCCTAGCCTCAACGAATAAAGGGAATAATCCAACAAAAGTAATTGTTATCGTGTCACTATCAGTTAAAACAGTTTCACCGGAATCCTGTGTTATAATTTCGCTATCATATGAAAAATACCATTTTTTAGCGGTATCAAACCCACGCACCCCAATATCTGTACTTGTAATAGGTGTTGAATTAATTGTGATCGTTGGCTTTTCTGCTAATGGATAAGGCACAATAAAGTTTCTTGATTCTCCGTCTGGCTTTGGTGTTGGAACAACATCCGTCTGTGTGTCAGTTCTTCCACTTCCACCTCTAGCATATTGTACATTTCTATACTTACTCATTGTTTTTCTTCTTCTAAAATCATCAACAACGGAACTATCCATAATTGAGAAAGCCGCTGAATTTGTTGCTCTGTCATAAAAATTTAATTTTAAGTCATTATCAATTTCCCAAACAAGACCGGTCAAATCTTTTATTCTGTTAAAGGCATCTGAAACTTTGATATAGTTAAAAATTGCCTTACTTATAGAGGGACCATCTTGAATTGTCCCAACTGTAACATTTTCAGTTGCTAATATATTAGTTCTTATATCTTTAAAAATATCTCCGGCCAGTTCATTTTCATAAGTTTCCCCAACTATTCTTTTATCAGCAATTGCCGAATTATTAGTAATGGCTAATTGATAATATAGCGTTCCATTTTCTTCTTCAAATTCTTCTATATCTTTTACGATCCCCGCAAAATTTATAACGGTATCAACTTCAATTACAAAACTGTCACCAATATTTATTTCTGATAAAGTTAATAAATCTATAACAGTAACATCAAAAACCGCCCTTGCATTTAATTTTTTTTCGCAAGCCCAATCTTGACTAACTAAAACTTCGGTACTATCTATTTTATAAACTCTATCCATTTAACCCACCTTCAAATTAATTCTTCTTACTGCATTATCCATCATTTTATCCATATCTCTTTGTGAAAAGAATTTTGGATTATTTATTGTCATATTTATATTTTTGCCTGTTGGCAAAGGTGTTATACTTGCCGCTTTTGGCAAGGTTAATAATTCTGCCCCTTGTTCTCCAACCCAAACTGACCCGGCTGTTTCTACAATTCCACCTTGTGCTGCTCCGGGTATTCTTGCTGCTTCAATTCCGGCGGTTGCTCCTTCGCTTGCTTTCCCAAATATATTACCAAAAAACCCTTTTATTTTATCAACTGTTGCACCAATTTTAGCAGGAATGGAAGTTATAAACCCCATTATCCCCTCAAGAATTCCTTTACCGAAACCTTTAGCTGCTGCGGTTGCTTCTGGCAACATATTAATAATCTTACTTATTGTTTTCCCTAGCCACTCTCCGGCTTTTGCCGGTAGTTCTTCAAAAAATGTTGTAATACTTTCAATTACTTTTGGTATTGACTCTAAAACATAACCTATCATAAAACCAATTGCGTATGGTATTTTATTCATAAATATATCTTTCAAACTACCCCATAAACCAACTGCAAAGTCTTTTATATCTTCCCACGCTTGAACTAAAAATGCACTTACTTCATCCCAATTTTTATATAAGAATATTCCGGCTGCGACTAATGCACCAATCGCAATAATAATAATTCCAATTGGCCCTGATATAAAAGCTATTGCTGCGCTAAATGCGCCACTTGCGGCTGTTGCAATTCCTACAATAATATTGTATGCTGCTATTGCTCCGGTTATAATTTTAAAAGCTAATGCCCCGGCTGCTATTCCTGCAAGAATAGGCTCGATTACCTTCCAATGTTCTTTTATAAATTTTGTTGCTGTTTTAATAGCAGTAATAACAGGGGTAATAACTTTTACGGCTGTTTCAAAAGCATCTTTGAAAAATTGTTTCATTATCGGGAATTTATCTTTTACTAAAGTAACAACTACTTTTATTGCACTCGCTATTTTCTGAAATACATTAGTTATCGTTTCTTTTATCTTTGGCATATTAGACATAATCCAATCTGCTACTTTTTGAACATGCGGTAATAGTTGTTCGCCAATTTCAACTTTAACAACATTAAATGATTCTTTTAATCTTGCCATTGTTGATGATAATGTGTTCTGTTGAGTTTTAAATGCTTTCTCCGTACTTCCTACGGCATCTGTCATAGCAAGAGTTTTTGTAGTAAATATGTCTGCCTGTGAACCTGATAAAGCAAGGGCTGCAACTGTACCCTCAATTCTTCCAAATAGATTAGCAAATTCAGTTTCGTTTCCTTGTACTGATTCTTTTAACCCCATAAGCGTACCGTTTAAACCAAGTGATTCCATAGCGGCAACACCAGTTTCATAACCCATCAAATTTAATTGTTCTGTCATTTCAGTACTAGGATCCATTAAGTCTGTTAAAATTCCTCTTAATTGTGTTGTTACTTCTCCCGCCTGTCCTGTAACACCTGTCAAGGTTGCCATTGCCCCAAATAATTCTTCTTGTGATAATTTTAAAGTGTCTGCAAGTGGAATAACTTTTCCCATGCTTGATGCTAATTCTGGGAATGTAGTCTGCCCTAACTTAACGGTTAAAAAAGCTAAATCTGAAACTTTTTGAGCAGATTCTTTAGAAACAACTCCATAGCCTTTCATAACGGCAGATAATAGATTGACCGAATCGGTAACAGAAGCATTTCCGGCAACTGCACCCTTCGAAGCAATTTCTAAAATATACATACTGTCAGTAGTATCACCAAGAGCCGATATTGTTTGATATAATCCTTCTTGCAAGGTTTCAGCACTTAATCCTGTCTGTGTCATTAAATCTTTTACACTTCTATTTAATTCGTTTATTCGTGTCTTAACATCACCATCTAAAAGCGTTGCTACATTTGCCATACCTTTCTCAAACTCGGCAACGGCTTTTACGGCTTGGACTCCGATTACTGCTGCGGCACTCGCTATTGCTGCGCCTGCTATCAATGCTGCTTTGCCGACTTTTCCTAAAACTGAACCAAGTTTACTACCGGAACTATTTAAGCCTTTTAATTCTTTTTCGGTTTTGTCACCGCCTTTTAATAAGACTGTGCCATATGTTTTAAAAAGTTCGATAATGCATCACCTCAATTTTTTATATTTTCGTCTAATCTCTATTACATCTGCAAGTATTTCTTCTTTTGTTTTCTTCGTTACATTCTTACTTTTCTTTTTATAGAACTTATCAAATGTAACAAAATTCTCTTTTGTAAAATGAGGATAACTAGCTGCATATAATTCAAATGCCCTGTTCTCCTGTTTTCTTTCTGCTGCTTTTGCTATCAATGCCCAACCGTCAATAAACTTCATTTCTAAGATATAGTCAATGTTATTATAATTGCTCAACAACAAATCTAATATATCAATATGGTTTATGCGGCCGGTTTGACGAAAAAACCAACTATTTCCTTAAAGACAAGTTTTAATGTTTCTGTAATATCTTTAATACTAGCCTCGCCAACATCTTTAATATTCGCCAAATCTCCAAGCAAGTCATAAAATTCCGTTTCGGCTTTGTGGATATTTTCTACTAATCCAAATATTATTTCACTTCCGACTTCCTCCTGTGACTTGCCTGTAAGATTAAATTTAATTCCCATCTTTGAAACAACCTTGCTAAGCATTATTATGTGCTTTACCTTTATGTCCATATCAATCCTCCTTTTAAGTAGTTGCTAATTCTATAGTCCAACTTGGTACTGTTGTACTCGCTTCCAAACTGCAAGCTGTGAATACTAACTCGTCGACAACTTCGTCTTTGTCTAACAATTCCCAGTTTAATGGGTTCAAATTGATTGCATTATCTAAGGTTATTGTTACAGCATTACCGCCATCTGTTTTTCCCGTAAACTTAACTTTCTTGTAATCCCCTGATGCAATTGCCATTTTACCTGTTATAGTTGTTACGCTTCCTCCTGCCGATGATGTTACTGCAGGATAAAAGTCATCTATTGCCGCCGGTAAAAATTCTAATGCTTTTATTGATAAAGTTGCAACTTCTTCATCTATTGCAATTCTACCTTTAACATATCCATAATCACCATCTGCCAATCTTTTCCTATACGTTCTTTCAATGTGTAAAACTCCACCACCACGAACTGCACCTATGTCAGTCAATGTTGCGGTTGTCAATGCATCACCGTATGAAAAGATCCCTTCTCCTAATATCATATCTCTTGGAAAACTCATTTATCTCACTCCTTTATAAATATACTCGTACTCTATATCTCAATTGCCTTCTCGCTCTAATCTCATCATTTGTTGGGATTGATAATCTCGATAATCTGAAACATCTGAATGTTGGTCTTGCTCCGCTGCCATAGTGATAATAGTTTAATCCTGTTGGATTATTTATATTTCCGTTACCATCAATATCTTGTACTAAACTATCAATATTATTGTAATTCCCAATAACATCTACTTCAATTATAAAGTCCTCTAACTTCTCAATATCTGATGAAGAAGTATAATTAAAATAAACATAAGGTATTTTGACCGCCGGATCTATTGATTCTCCATAATAAACTCGATCGGCTAATGTGTTTAACTTCGTATAAAATGCTGTTATAAATCCTGTCAATGACATTATATACCTGCCTTAAATTTTGTCTTTCTAATGATTGCCTTAATACCTGCCATGTTGTTTTCAACTGCCGGGGTTAAATAAGGTTGTGGCTTTGTCCCTTTAGTTCTAATAAATCTGTCTAGTTCTTCGCTATAATAAACCCAAGGTGTTTTTCTGCCATTGCCATCTTTTGCATATATGCCTGTTCCTTTTTCAACATATATTGCATATTCAACATTAGTTCCTATCGCAACAGATTTTTTACTAACCTTAAAATCAATGCTGTTTTTCAAATTATTTGTTATGTAAGGAACAAGTGATTTTGCATTGCCTGTTACATAAACCCCTATAGCATGTAAGGCTCTATCTTCCCACCTGTCTAAACTTTTTACAACGTTTTTTAAGTTAGAATCAAAACCCATAATACACCTCACGTACTCAAATTATCCGATTCGTTATATCCAACAAGTATTTCCAAATGATGATTCCGTAAAACTGGATTATCAACATGTAATACTCTGAAATACAACCCTGCCGCATTTAAAACTCTATGCTTGTTAGTTATCCATGTGCAAGTGCTACTGCAAC